TATCAACTTTACAAATAGACCTGCTTACAAGTCCAGCAACGCCATGTGAAATAAGTGGTGGAGGATCTCAGATACTTATTCAAACACCTGGTTCTGATTTATTAATTGGTCCAAATGATGACATAGCAATAGACGATACTGGTTCTCCTCAAGTTACACTTGGTTCACCTTTAAGGCCAGCGCAAATTGTAGACAGTACTGGTTCTCAAGGTTCCGCTGGTTATGTACTAACTTCAGATGGAAGTCCAAATTTCCTCGTTAGATGGGAACAAAAAAACCCAGCTTGTCAAGTTAAAATATCAGGAGGTGCAGGTTTAGCTAACACAAACAATGGAACAGACTTTTTAGTACCTTATAATACTGTAACTGTTAACGATGATGCTACAATATTTAATCCTGTTGTAACCGGTGGTTTAGGCAATCAAGGCGCAATACAAGTTTTAAAAGCTGGTAGATATGCTTTTCAAGCTAGATACTCGTCTTTTGATTTAGTTCAACCTGGCTTACCAACTGTTGATGGTAATAAGTTTTTTAGAATAACTGCTTCCACTGACACAGTTGCAGCTGGTATTGGAACTAAACAATGTGTATTACAAGACTTGATTGTTGCTACATCTGTAAACGGAGAGGCTGTAGTCACTGGAGCTGGTTATATGGATTTAAATGCGAATGATTATTTTAAAATCGTTGGATTTCACAACGGCGCGACTGGTGGATCTGGAACACAAGGCTTTCCAGTCAACAATAACGCATTGTTTAACGAACCACAGCTTTGGCTTGTAAAAGTGCAATAAGTGAGGTAATTATACACATATAACAATTAAATTAAATTAAATAAAATGGCAAAAATTACAGAAGAACAACTAGAAAAGGTATCTAAAACAAACAAAGAGCTAGAGTCTATTATTTTAGAAATAGGCGTGTTAGAAACAAAAAAACATAGCTTGCTTCACAAGATAGCTGAAGTTAATAAGGTTTTAGAAGATCAAAAAGCTGAGTTAGAAAAAGAGTATGGTAAAATATCCATAAACTTAGAAACTGGCGAATATACAGAAATTAAAGAGTAGTATTGTGGATTCGGTTATAAGAAAAATAAGTATTGGATCTGACTACAAAAATGATGCTATGCACTACTCCGTGGGTCAACAAGTTTACGGTGGGCACGAAATAGCTTATATTGTTTTCGACGATAAAGATTCATCTTATAATATTCACATTAAAAAAAATAGAGAGGTATTGCCATGGAAGAAGTTTAATTCTAACATGGCTATATCTGTTGAATATGATTTAGAGTATTAATGAACTCATTATATGACTTCATCGTAAAACCAGTTGGTGAAAAATACAGCAACACAGTAAAAGTAGGTGATAAAGAACTTATAGTTAACACAAAAATAGAGAACTGGAAGTTTGTAAACAGAGTAGCTGAAGTTGTTCAAGTGCCTTCTGAGTTTAAATCTAATATAAAGGTTGGTGATAAAGTTATTATACACCAAAACGTGTTTAGAACATTTTATGACATAAGAGGTGAAAAGAAAAAAAGTAGATCTTTTTTAAAAGACGATCATCACCTCTGCGCTATTGATCAAATATATTTATATAAAAACAAAACTGGTTGGCACACTTTAAGCGAAAGATGCTTTGTTCAACCAATTAAAGATAATAATGATTTAACGCTTCAAAAAGAAAGAAGCCTTACTGGTATACTAAAATACGGTAATAAGTCGTTAGAAGATCTTAGTGTGACTCCTGGAGACGTTGTAGGTTTTAAGCCAAACAGTGAATGGGAGTTTTTAATTGACGGTGAACGTCTTTATTGTATGAAATCTAATGATATTGTAATTAAGTATGAATGTAAAGGAGACGAAGAAAAATATAATCCAAGCTGGTCGCAAAGCGGTTGATGAGCTAATTAAAGTAGCTAAGGAACCTATTGTTGATTCAGATGATGATATTTCTGCTGATAGACTCAAAAACGCGGCTGCTACAAAAAAGCTAGCAATATTCGATGCTTTTGAAATATTAAATAGAATAGAGCACGAGCAAGATTTGTTAAACGATAAACCTAAAGAAGTTAAACAAGAAAAAACTTTTAAAGGTTTTGCTGAAGGAAGGTCTAAATAATGTACGAGCAAACTCTTTACAAAGTACTCGACGATCACATACAACCGCATACTATAGCTAAAAATAATAAAGCTAAAAAATGGAAGTATGGTTACAACGAAGATTACGATGTTATAGTTATTAGCAAAACCGGTGAAATAGGTGAAATATATGAAATACAAAACCTAAAAATAGCACTACCAAAAGCTAAAAATGTATACAAGTTTGAAAACAAAAAATGGACTCATATAGAATATCCAAAAGAGCTTTCTAAAATAAAGTCTGTGTTTGACTGGGAAGAATATCCTTTGGATTTTAAAGAAAAATGGTACGATTACATAGATGAAGAATTTAATAGACGAGAACAAGGATTTTGGTTCTATAATAAGAATTTGGCTACTTACATTACTGGTTCTCACTATATGTACTTGCAGTGGTCAAAGATTGATGTTGGGAAGCCAGATTTTAGGGAGTCAAACAGACTCTTCTACATTTTCTGGGAAGCTTGCAAAGCAGACGATAGATGCTACGGAATATGCTATCTTAAAAACAGACGTAGTGGATTTTCATTTATGGCTTCTGGAGAAGCAGTTAACCAAGCAACGATATCAACAGATTCTAGATTCGGTATACTGTCAAAGTCGGGACCTGACGCTAAAAAAATGTTTACCGATAAGGTCGTACCGATATCAGTCAACTACCCTTTTTTCTTTAAGCCAATCCAAGATGGTATGGACAGGCCTAAAACAGAACTTGCATATCGTGTACCCGCTACAAAGTATACGAGACGAAAGTTGGAAACAAATGAAAAGCTACAAGACATATCGGGACTTGATACTACCATCGACTGGAAAAACACTGGAGACAATAGTTATGACGGTGAAAAACTAAAACTATTAGTTCACGATGAAAGTGGTAAATGGGAGAAACCAAATAATATATTAAACAACTGGCGAGTAACGAGAACGTGTTTACGATTAGGTAGTAAAGTAATTGGTAAATGCATGATGGGTTCGACGTCTAATGCTCATGACAAAGGAGGAAAAAACTTTAAAAAACTTTATGATGACTCGGATGTCACTAAGCGAAACGCCAACGGGCAGACTCGTTCGGGATTATATTCTTTGTTCATACCTATGGAGTGGAATTACGAGGGATACATTGATTCTTATGGAATACCTGTATTCAATACTCCACCCAAGCCAAAAGAAGGACCACAGGGTGAAAAAATAAGAATAGGTGTAATAGAATACTGGGATAACGAAGTAGAAGGACTAAAGCAAGATCAAGATGCTTTAAATGAATTTTACAGACAGTTTCCACGTACTGAAAAACATGCGTTTAGAGATGAAACTAAACAATCTTTATTTAATCTAACTAAAATATACGAGCAAATAGATTTCAATGAAGATATAAAAAACTCTATAAATATAACAAAAGGTAATTTTATTTGGGAGAATGGAATACAAGACACTAGAGTTTTGTTTATGCCAAATAAGGACGGAAGGTTTTTAATAACTTGGGTGCCACCGGTTAATATGCAAAATAGAGTTGTAATTAAAAATGGTATTAAATACCCAGGTAACGAACAAGTTGGTGCTTTTGGGTGTGATCCATATGATATATCAGGTACAGTTGACAAAAGAGGTTCTAACGGATCTTTACATGGTTTAACTAAGTTTTCAATGTTTGACGCTCCGCCTAATCATTTCTTTTTAGAATATATAGCAAGACCACAAACTGCTGAAATATTTTTTGAAGACGTACTAATGGCTTGTGTTTTTTATGGTATGCCGTTATTAGCTGAAAACAACAAACCTAGACTTTTATATCACTTTAAGAGAAGAGGTTATAGAGGTTTTTCAATGAATAGACCTGATAGAAAAAGAAATAAATTATCAGTTGCTGAAAGAGAACTAGGTGGAATACCAAACTCAAGTGAAGATATAAAACAAGCTCATGCAGCTGCTATTGAATCTTACATAGAAACACATATAGGTTTAAAAGAAACTGGATATGGTGATATGTATTTTCAAAGAACGCTAGAAGACTGGGCTAAGTTTAATATAAATAACAGGACGTCTCACGATGCTTCTATTAGCTCTGGTTTAGCGCTTATGGCTTGCAATAAGCATAGATACGCGCCTAGCGCACCATTAAAAACTATACCAGTTGATATAGGTATAAAAAGATACGACAATACAGGACTTACGTCTAAAATAATAAGTTAAATGAATATATATACTAATACTAGAAGTGCTTTTCCTAGCCAAGTAGTTAGTGACGCAGAAAAAGCTAGCTTAGAATATGGCAAGCAAGTTGCTCAAGCCATAGAAGGAGAGTGGTTTAGTCAAGGTAGAACTACAGGTAACAGATATTTAACTAATTGGAATAATTTTAACCAATTAAGATTGTACGCTAGAGGAGAGCAGAGTATACAGAAATATAAAGATGAATTATCTATAAACGGTGATTTGTCTTATTTAAATTTAGACTGGACACCAGTACCTATTCTATCTAAATTTGTAGACATTGTAGTAAATGGTATATCTCAAAAATCTTATGAAATAAAAGCTTACGCTCAAGATCCTTCTTCTGTAAAGAAAAGAACTGATTATGCGTCTAAGCTTTATGAAGATATGCTAGCTAAAGAGTATTTAGAAAATCTAAAAGAAACTTTAGGCATTGATGATTATCAATCACCAAGTGCTAATTCAGTACCAGAGACAAAAGAAGATTTAGAGCTTCACATGCAGCTTAGCTATAAGCAATCAATTGAAATAGCTCAAGAAGAAGCTATATCAACTATTTTAGCTCAAAATAAATATGATTTAACTAGACGTAGACTTAATATGGATTTAACCGTACTAGGTATTGCCGCTGTTAAAACTAATTTTAATACGTCTGAAGGTGTAACTGTTGATTATGTTGACCCGGCTTATATGGTTTATTCGTATACAGAAGATCCTAATTTTGAAGACATATATTATGTAGGTGAAGTAAAGTCAGTTACAATACCAGAACTTAAAAAAGAGTTTCCTAACATTTCAAAAGAAGAATTAGAGTTTATTGAAAAAATGCCTGGTAATAAATCATATATTACAGGTTATGGAAACTATGATGATAATACAGTACAGTTATTATACTTTGATTACAAAACATACCAAAACCAAACGTTTAAAATAAAACAAACAGATCAAGGTTTGTTGAAAGCTATAGAAAAACCAGACACTTTTAATCCGCCAGACAGCGATATGTTTGAAAGAGTCTCAAGATCTATTGAGGTTTTATATAGCGGCGTAAAAGTTTTAGGAACTGAAACTATGCTTAAATGGGAGTTGGCTGAAAATATGTCAAGACCAATGGCTGATACTACTAAAGTGCGTATGAATTACTCTATATGTGCGCCAAGAATTTACAAAGGTAGAATTGAATCTATTGTTAGCAAGTGTACCGGTTTTGCAGATATGATTCAAATAACCCATTTAAAGTTACAACAAGTTATATCTAGAATGGTGCCAGATGGTGTTTATTTAGATATGGACGGTTTAGCAGAAGTTGATCTTGGCAATGGCACTAACTATAACCCAGCCGAAGCTTTGAATATGTATTTTCAAACTGGTAGTGTTATTGGTAGATCATTAACCCAAGATGGCGATATGAACTCTGGCAAAGTACCTGTTCAAGAGTTAAATAGCTCTGGAGGTAACGCTAAGATATCTTCGCTTATACAAACGTATCAATATTATTTACAAATGATACGTGACGTGACGGGATTAAACGAAGCTAGAGATGGTAGTCTGCCTGATAGAAATACATTGGTAGGTTTACAGAAGTTAGCAGCTAACGCTTCTAACGTAGCGACTAGACACATTACTCAGTCTAGTTTGTTTTTAACATTAAATACAGCAGAAAACATAGCGTTAAAAATAGCTGATGCTTTAGAGTTTCCATTAACTAGAAACTCTTTACAGAACTCTATATCAACTTACAATATTAAAACACTAGATCAAATAATAGAATTAAATCTTCATGATTTTGGTATATTCTTAGAGTTAGAACCAGACGAAGAAGAACAAGCTCAATTAGAAGCTAATATACAAGCTTCAATACAACAAGGCGGTATATATCTTGAAGACGCTATTGATCTTAGACAAATTAAAAATCTTAAACTTGCTAATCAAATGCTTAAAGTTAAGCGTAAACAAAAGCAAGAACAGGATATGCTTGCGCAGCAGTCTAACATTCAAGCCCAAGCAGATGCTCAGGCTTCTACAGCTGAAAGAACAGCCATGGCGGAAGTTCAAAAACAAGAGGCAATTAGTGGTTCTAAAGTCCAGTTTGAGCAAGCTAAGAGTCAAATGGAAATTCAACGCATGCAAACAGCCGCTCAAATAGAGATGCAAAAAATGCAGCAACAATTCCAGTATGACATGCAGTTAAAGCAAATGGAAGTACAGTCTATTAGCCAAAAGGATATGGCTAAGGAAGATAGAAAAGATAAGCGTATAAAAATAGAAGGTACGCAACAAAGTAAAATGATTACTCAAAGAAAAAACGATTTATTGCCAATAGACTTTGAACAAGAAGGATCTGAAGCTATACCAGCTGAATCAGTTCCTCCTTCTATGTAAATAAATCTTTAATTATTTAATTATATTATATTATGTCAGTAGAAACAAAACAAGAAGGTGAATTTACCTTAAAAGGTAAAAATAAAAAAACACCAAAAAAGTTAGTCAAAAACGAAGAAATTACCAAAGTAGATCTAACAAAACCAGAAGCACAAGGCGAGGTTGTACCAGATGTAACTAAGGTGGTAATTCCAAAAGAAGAAGAAAATGCCGTTCAAGCACAAGAGACAAATGATAGCAATGCTGTTGTCGAAGAACCCAAAGACAGTAGCAACAGCGAAACAGTGGTTGAAGAAGTACGGACCACCGAAAAAACAGTAGAAGAATCTCCAATACAAATTATTGAGGAGGTGATAGAAACTGAACAAGAGTTAAAAGAAGCTATAAGAGATGAAAAAGTTTTAGGTAAGCAATTACCAGAAAACATCGAAAAGTTAGTTTCTTTTATGGAAGAAACAGGTGGAACTGTGGAAGATTACGTAAGACTAAACGCTGATTATTCTTCAGTTGACGACAAAACTTTATTAAAAGAATATTACAAAAAAAATAAACCTTATTTAGATAATTCAGACGTAGAACTTCTTTTAGAAGATTTTGATTACGATGAAGATTTAGATGAAGAAAAAGATATACGTAAGAAAAAACTTGCGTTTAAAGAAGAAGTTGCAAAAGCTAGAAACTTTTTAGAGGATACTAAGGCTAAATATTACGATGAAATCAAGTTGAAATCAAACGTAAACCCTGAAGCTCAAAAAGCTATAGACTTTTTCAATAGATATAATAAGCAGCAAGAAGTGGCTGAGCAACAACATCAAGCTTTTAAGGAAAATACAAAAAAGCTTTTTACTGATAATTTCGAAGGTTTCGATATTAAAGTTGGTGAAAAGAAATTTAGGTATAAAATTCAAAACGCTGATAAAGTTGCAGAAAATCAATCTAACATACAAAACCTTGTCGGGAAGTTCTTAGACAATGATGGTAATGTTGTTGACACAGTTGGTTACCACAAAGCTATTTACGCTGCAGAAAACGTAGATCGCATTGCAGCTCATTTTTATGAGCAAGGAAAAGCTGAAGCTATTAAAGACGTTGTAAATAAATCTAAAAACTTGAGTGAAACTAAAGCTAGATCAACTCAAGGTGATGTATTTTTAAATGGATTTAAAGTTAAAGCAATTAGCGGCGCTGATTCTACAAAGCTTAAAATTAAAAAATTTAAATAAACAAAATTAAAAAATTATGGCAACATCATTTAACCCACAATTTGGTACAATTCAGCCATCTCAACAACAACAACTGCTGAATACCAATTATTTACAATTTAACAATCCAACTGGAGCTGATTTTAGTTCTTTCGCGCAGCAATATCTTCCTGAGATTTATGAGCAAGAAGTAGAGCGTTACGGAAACCGTACTCTTTCTGGATTTTTACGAATGGTAGGCGCTGAAATGCCTATGACATCTGATCAAGTTATTTGGTCTGAGCAAAACAGATTACACGTTGCTTATGATAACGCTACGTTTGCAGTTGTAGCTGGACCACCAGCTGTTTCTACTATTACAGTACAAGCTGCTGACACTAACGTTATTTCTGTTGGCGACACTGTAGTTGTTTTAGACGATAACGGAGCTGAAGTTAAGTGTTACGTTAGCGCTAGTACAACTGGTGCTGGTGGTAATATCGTTGTAGAACCTTATACTTCTACTGATTTAACTGCTGCCGGACTAGTAGGTAACGTTAAAGTATTCGTTTACGGTTCTGAATATGAAAAAGGATCAACAACTCCTAACTACAACAGCATCGAGCCAGCTTTCACTTCTTACTCTAACACTCCAATCATTATTAGAAGCCAGTACCAAGTAAATGGTTCTGATATGGCTCAAATTGGTTGGGTTGAGATTGCTACTGAAGATGGAGCTTCTGGATACTTGTGGTACTTAAAAGCTGAGTCTGAAACTCGCTTACGTTTCGAAGATTACTTAGAAATGTCTGTAGTTGAAGGTGAAATTGCTAGCGCTGATATTGGTGGTGGTGTTCCTTCTGCTGCATCTGCTGCTGGTAAAAAAGGTACTCAAGGTCTTTTTGCAGCTATAAAAGATAGAGGTAATGAGATGGTAGGATTTGCTCCAACCGCAGGTACTGTAGATGATTTCGACGAGATTTTAAGAAACTTGGACACTCAAGGAGCTATTGAAGAAAACATGTTATTCTTAAACAGAGATATGTCTTTAGCTTTTGACACTATGCTTGCTGATCTTTCTAGTGGTACAGCTGGAGGAACTGCTTATGGATTATTTGAAAACTCTGAGGAAATGGCTTTAAATCTTGGATTTAGCGGTTTCCGTAGAGGTTCTTATGATTTCTATAAGACAGACTGGAAATACTTAAACGACGCTTCGACTCGTGGTGGATTCACTGGAACTGCTGCTATTGAAGGTGTTTTAGTGCCAGCTGGAACTTCAACAGTATACGATCAAATTTTAGGAACTAACATCCGTCGTCCATTCTTGCACGTACGATACAGAGCTTCACAAGCTGATGATCGTCGTATGAAGTCTTGGTTGACTGGTTCAGCGGGAGGTGCTTTCACATCTGATTTAGATGCAATGCAAGTTAACTTCTTATCTGAAAGATGTTTAGTTACTCAAGCTGCTAATAACTTTGTTATTTTCACTGCAGTGTAATTCAAACAAAGGTAATGTTTACCCTCGTTAAAACAACGGGGGTAACTGTTACCCTTATTAACTATTTAATTTTATTATATTATGGCTAAAAAAGCTAAAGCAGAAGAAACCGTTGAGGTTGCACCTCAACCAACTGTAGCAAAAAATGCACCAGTTCAAAAAACACAAAAACCAGAGTGGGAAATTAAAGATAGAGTTTATTATTTAACTAAAAATAAAAAACCACTAACATACACAATACCAACTAGGCACTCTAGAAAAACACCATTACTTTGGTTTGATGAAAAAACAGGTACACAAAGAGAGATTAGGTATGCCACGAATCAAAACTCTCCATTTGTTGATGAGCAAAAAGGTGAAGCTACGATGGGGCATATTGTTTTTAGAGATGGTGATTTAAGAGTTCCAAAAGAAAAACAAAATCTTCAAAAATTATTATCTTTATATCACCCTTTAAAAGGCAAGGTATATGAGGAATTTAGCGCTGTAAAAGTTGCTATTGAAGAATTAGATATTTTAGATTTACAACTTGATGCTATGAATTTGGCTAAACAAATCGATATTGATCAATCTGAAGCTATTTTAAGAGTTGAGTTAGGATCTAAAGTTGATTCAATGAGTTCAAAAGAACTTAAAAGAGATACATTAATATTTGCTAGAAATAACCCAAAATTATTTATTCAGTTAGTTAATGATGAAAATGTTCAATTAAGGAACATAGCTATCAAAGCCGCTGAATCTGGAATAATTAATTTATCTCAAGATCAAAGAACATTTACATGGGGATCAACGGGTAGAAAGCTAATGAATGTTCCTTTTGATGAAAACCCATATTCAGCCTTTGCTGCTTTCTTGAAAACAGATGAAGGCGTTGAAATCTATAAATCTATAGATAAAAAACTATAAAAACAAGTGATACTAATATATAGGCGGTTTCGGCCGCCTTTTTAGTATAAAAATATATAAAATGGCAATAAATGTAAATACTGTATATCAAACCGTTCTTTTGATATTAAATAAAGAGCAGAGAGGTTATATAACGCCTCAAGAATTTAATAATATTGCTAATCAAGTACAGTTAGAAATATTTAACTCGTATTTTCCAGACGGAGATCAAGCTAATAGAAAGAACCAGAATAACACACAAAATGATACTGAGTTTTACAACTCTTTTAATACTCAAGACTCTAGACTAGATCCTTTTAAGTTAACTACTTCAGAGTTTGTTTATGATTCTGGTAGAAACTCTTGGACATATCCGTCAAATTCATTACCTATATCTAAAATAGGTTCAGTGTATTGCAACTACAACAACGCAAGCTATAAAGAGGCCGATAGGCTTTCTTACAAAGAATACAGATTAACTTCAGCATCTAAACTTACAAGTCCAACTAAAAATTATCCAATATATAACATTTCTTATATAGAAACTAACTTTGAGCAAATAATAGGTCTTGATAGTTACCCTGGAGGTAGTTTGTTAAATTTTCCAGCAGATTCAAACATATCAGTAAATAACGGTGTATATAATAAAACACAAGGAGTTGATTATGGTACAGTTAGTTCTATACTATCTACAACACCAGTTACGCAAGTTCAAGTAACAGAAAACCTGTCGACACTTGTAACCCCACCTGCTCCAGCAGATGAAATATTAATAACAAACCCAAACGATGTTAGCTTATATCCTAGTTTGTTTATTGATCCACAACCTGATTCGATAGAAGTATCTGCGATAAAATCACCTAGAACAGTAACTTGGGCTTATCAAGTTCAAGCAAACGGATCTTATTTGTACAACGCTAACAGCTCTGTAGACTTTCAACTAGTTCAAGATGAAAAATCAAGAGTTATATTAGAA